ACCTTTGAAGATGCGGGTAGGCAGGGAGTTGATAGCTTGCGTCAAGGCGGAACCCATGAACCTGCCAGCCTGTATGCCACCAGCCAGCTTCTCGAGTGGGGATCTATCAGCCTGTTGCTGGCGCTTGAGCTGGGCATCACGCTCAGCAATACGGCGAGCCATCTCGAGGTTCTCTTTGCTTGGAACGCTAAGATCAACGTCACCAAACTGTGGCAGATCCATCGCTCTTGGGTCTTCAATGAAGGCTGGTGGCTGAGCTGACCTAAAGTTCTTAGCGATGGTTCGACCGACTCGTGGGTAGAACGCTGGTTTGTTTTCGTCAGCCATGGCTTATCCTGCTGAGTTGCTGTTATCCCAATGATACCTTGGGTGTAGCCGTTCGTCCATCATGCTGAGTATGGGTTCTCAAGCTTACGGCGTCCACTGTCAATGTAGTCCTCTTCGTCGTAGTCATCCCTTGGGGCGCCATCAATGTCCAACCACCCAGCGTCGCGTAGGAACCGCAAGCCTTGGGTGCAGGCGTCCACGAAGTCGTCGTGCGTCGAGTCAGGGAAGCTACAGATCTGAGACACAAAGCCCTCAGCCCAGTCCTTGACGTAGCCTCTCCTTACGCCGCTCTCGGGGATCCATACACGCCCAGCGGCGATGATGTTAGACACGATGTTAAGGCGCTGGATCTTGTCAGCACGACCGGGGTTATACGCACGAACAGGCAAGTGCCCACGCTGTAAGTCTTGGATCAGGGCTATGCCTGCGGACTTGTCTTCCACGAGGATCAGGTCTACGCGCTTCTTGTCCTTGCCCTCACCGTAGACTACGTCGTACTCCTCGATCACCTTGGGGCGCAGGTCTGGGTATTGCAGGCGGTCTTGCCAGCAGTCGATCACCATGGCGGACATAGGGCCATCCAGTGGCTTGAACACACCAAACGTGATAGCCGCTGTCGGATCGTTGACAGTCTTCTCCGAGCTGGCGCAGTCGTAGCTTTGCAGGATGTATTCAAACTTAGGGAACTCCTTGTTTGGCGCCCACAGCTTGAACATCTCGCGCTTGACGATCCCTGATTCCTCGGCATCTATGAGCTCCGCATGGATCTCCTGCCTGCCAATCTTAGTACCTTCGTATGACAGTATCTGCTTCTTGAAGCTTGCAGACAGGTTCTCGAGGTTGACGTAGGTAGATGCCGTTGTGAGGGCTACGTCGTCTCCTTCACGCCCTACGAGCTCCACAATCAAGTCTTTGGGACGTGGGGTAGTCGTTGCGATGATCTGCGTCCTGCCGTCTTCCTTCTTTAGACGCACGGCGAACTGGATGTTGTACCAAGCTTCGTCGAGGTAGTCCCAAGCCGCCAGCTCGTCTAGCCATGCGCCATGGTACTGACCACCACGGAAGCGATCAGGTTCGCTGGCGCTAATGCCTTTGATCAAGCTACCGTTGATCAGCACAATCTCGTGCAGGGCTTTGTTGTAGTCCCTGATCAGGATCGGAGGGATCACAGCCATGAGTCCTGACTCACCCTCAAAGCATGTACCGCGGACGTCCATAGAAGTAGGGGCGGATACCAGCCAGCGAGTGCTGGGGTTCTCCCACGCCCACCACCAGATCTGCTCAGCCGCGGTGCGGGTCTTGCCAGCACCTCGACCAGCCAGCATGAGCCAAATAGACCACCAAGTACCTTGGGGTAGCTTTTGGTGATTGAACGCGCCTGAAAGCCATTCCGTGCGCTTGGCGTAGGCTATGCCGTGGTAAGGGCCACACGCGGTTTGGTTCTCCTCATCCCCAAGGATGTCAAGAACCTCCTTCTCAATGACTGCGCTCATTCAGCAATCCGAATAAGTTCCAAGCGCTGGATTGCCGCATCCATCTTCGCTTTCACGGTCACATCAATGACCATGTGGTCGTGCTTCTCTTCAACGGGCGTTATACGTTCGTTGTACTTCCGTGCCATACGAGCCGCTGTCCACTTTCGCGTATCAATCCGTAGCTTCATCCACTGAACGTAAGAGGAGTCAAACTTGACCTCGATCTGCTCACCGTTCTTACCAGTCACGTAGCTCAAGTCAGGCGGCTGGTCAACAATATCGATCATCTCGTCGAACTGAGTCTCAGCCTGAATCTCACGCGCACGTGCGTATTGTTCCAAAAAAACAGGCTTGGTGGTCAACCAACCCATCACGCTTGACAAGCAAGGCATGTCTTCATCCCTACATATTTTGCGTAAGCTCTCTCCTAAACCTAACCTAGTGCATATCGTGTTAGCTAACTCTTGAGAGTAGATTGAGGGTCTGCCTTTCGTTACTTCTCCCTTTGTTTGCGGCTTACCTGTCACTTCGGCGACATTATCGCTGGGAAGACTTTTTGGTTTCTTTGCCATGTTGCAACTCCTTTAACGCAAAGTTTAACGGATCTTTGTGTTTGTGTGCAATCAGTCCTTCAATCCTCTCATTATCCTTCTATCCATATCCTTGATGGTGAGCTTGTATTCTTTGTTTTGTGCTTCTAGTTTTGCGGCTTTTACCGTGGCGTGTTTGAGCTTTGACTCCAGCTCCTGCACCTTGACCTGTAGCTCTATGATGGCTTTGTTTGCCAGCTCAGGGTTTTGTTCTATCCGCTCTGGCGCCCAGATCTCTTGGGTCATGCGTTCTTCTCCTTCAACTTAGCCTCGGCCCACCAGACAGCAGACTGCCACGCTTGCTCAGTCACCCATGACTCTTTGCAACCCTGCTCAATCTCCTCATCCGTCAGCCCAACCCAAGGGCGTAAAGTCTTTTGAACTTCAGCCTGAGCCGTCACGCCATCCTCGTATCCTTTGGCATACACGTCATTGTCAGCATCAATTAATTGCTTGATAAGGTTCAAGCTTTCCTCGCATACTTTTGTAAGGCTTTCCACAGCAATAGCACGTTTAATAATCATTGCTTTTTCCTTTAGGTCTTGGACAATCTTCTGGCGGGGTAACGATGCACCAAATGGCTTTGTATTGCCCTCTTGGTGCTACTTCCCATCGATCTATGTATACGTCAGGCATGTTCTTTAAAGCCTTCCTGACGTTGTACTTTGATCTATCCAACAGCTCTGATAGATCTTCTAAGGTTGTTCCGTCAGGTATTCCGCGAAGCGTAACCCGTACGCTCTTGATCACAGACAGCCTCATAGAGCCCCTTTATCGGGCGTTTGAGCCGTTTTTTGGTCGCGTTGAGGGTCAAGGTGCTTGACAAGCTGTTCGAGGCTTAAAACCCCTGTTTTCTCAAGTCGTTCAATTTCGGTCAAAACGCAGTCAACCCCTGCGTTGAACCCTTTGATGTAGTCGCTCATTTTGGTCTCACTCATTTTTTTGCAAAGTTGCCTTTAATTGAAAGATCAGGCCAAGTAGCTTTGGTATCTGCTACAGCCTCTCGACAAGTGCGAAAAGCATTGGTTGTGTACATGTACTTCCAACCCTTGTTTGTCTTTGATTGCCAAAACAGCTCAATCGCACGTTTGTAAAATTTCATGGTCACACTGGGTTGTTGGTTAAGATTTTTTTCAGGTTGACCATCAACTGCTCAGCCTCGACGCGAGTCAGTGGGACGCTCATCATTGATCGGCGCCCTTGCAAGCACAGCCAAACCCCCTCGTCGTATTGGTCGGCACTGACGCGAATTTCTGCCTCAGTGTTGAATGATGTTTCAATTTCGTTTTTCATGCTGATACTCCGTTGGCAACGCGCAAGGTGCCAGTGTGACCAGTGCCCTTCAGGAACTTAACCATGTCAGCAAGCAAAGCCTGCTTGGAGTCAGCGTAAAACTCGATAGGAGTTTCCTTCAACTCAACAACATTGGTGTTGATGAAGATGCCTTCGATTTCACCAGTAAAACAACGGTCGTCTTGGTAGACGTAAGCTTTGTAGATTTTTGCCATTTTGATTTCCTTCAAGTAAACGCCCGATTGGCGTGGATGCATCTTAACATGAAATTAAAACCTAACAAGTATAGGGACTTACCCTAATAATCGATAATTTATTTATTAAATAAAAGTGTAATAAAGTTTGTATAAGGTCTTGTTATGCCTAACATTCCTACGCCAGAACACGCTGAATTGTTTGCACAAAGTGTCAAAAAATGGCAACAAGTGTTGAACCTTTCCGACTGGCGAATTGAAAAAGGATTGAAACCAGCCAAACAAGCAATGGCTTCGGTTGAATTCAATGATGGGGCTAGGTTAGCAATATACCGATTAGGTGATTGGGGCGCTGAGAAAATCACACCTCAGAGCATAGACCAAACGGCTCTGCACGAGTTACTTCATGTTTTTTTGCACGATCTTATGACGGTAGCCCAAGATCCAAAATCCAGTGAGGATGATTTGGAAAAAGAGGAGCACCGAATTATTAACTTGTTGGAGCGGTTGCTCTCATCAAAGGATTCACATGGTATCAAGTAATAACATGAATTCTTGTACAGATGAAGAGTTTATGGATTTGTGGGACAAGCATCAATCTGTTACAAAATTATCAAAGATTCTAGGCATCACTGAAAGAGCAGTGAACTACCGTAGACGTAGCATGGAAGACATCCATAAGGTCAAATTAGGCGGCATAGACACTCGGAGTGCAAAATATGAAGCCAACAGACCAAAATCTTTTTCTCCTTTAAAGCAAATAAAACTTGGGATGTTGGATTCTTGTGTAATTGTGTTCTCTGACGCTCACTTTATACCCGGTCAACGCTCCACCGCCTTTAAAGGGCTTTTGTATTTGATACAAGAGCTTGCCCCTCACGCAATCATCGCAAATGGAGATTGCTTCGACGGGGCATCTATAAGCCGCCACGACGTTACTGAACTTCCCCAAACTTCTGTCATTCAAGAACTGAAGGCTTGTCAAGGTGCGCTAGGTGAAATTGAAGAAGTTGCTAAAGCCGCAAGGCACAATGTAAAGCTCTTGTTTACATGGGGAAACCATGACGTTAGATTTGGTAATAGGCTTGCTCAACACGCCCCACAGTTTAAAGATGTTGTCGGGTTTAAATTAACAGACCATATCCCAAATTGGGACTTCTGTTGGGCAGTCTGGCCGACCGATGACGTGATTGTCAAACACCGTTACAAGGGCGGAATTCATAGTACGCACAACTCGACCGTGAATGCTGGCGTCTCAACGGTCTGTGGGCATCTACACGCGCTCAAAGTCACCCCATTCAGCGATCTACGGGGCAACCGTTTTGGCGTAGACACTGGAACATTGGCTGAAATTGACGGCCCACAATTCACTTATGCAGAACTTAATCCAAGCAACCACCGAAGTGGCTTTGCAGTGCTAAATTTTTTCAATGGTCGATTGTTGTGGCCTGAGCTGTGCCATAAGTTTGGTGAGGGGCTCATCGAGTTCAGGGGTCAAGTCTACGATGTGAGTGAGTTCTAATGAGCGCACCTTTAATCATTATCACTGGGCTGATCTACGCATACATTGCGGGGGAACAAATGTTCAAGGGGAACCCGTATATGGCAATGGTATATATCGGGTATGCATTCAGCAATGTGGGGCTTTACCTCTTAGCGAAGTAAGCCCCTTTTGTAGCTTATAAGTTACAGTTCTTCGTCGGAAGTTAAACCTAGAGGCGTCACTTCTTCTTCTTCCGTATCATCTTCATCATCAGGCTCAATTGCTTCATAGTCAACCGCCCAGCCGTTTTCTTCCATGAATTGGATGAAATTATGTATTTCGGTAATTTTTTCGAAATCCCATGACTCGATCGTAACTTTCTCATTTCCAATCCAACCAAACTCTATTTCAAATTTCATGATTTACCCCATTAG